AACAATCTCATCAACACTCAAACCCTCTTGAACTCCTGTGTTGGCAATGTCAATCAAACGCTTTTTAGTTGTTTGAGTGATGCCAGAAACAAGTGTGAATCCTTTAACCATTAAGAACTCAAGTATCTCTTTAGTCCATTGAGCATTGAATCCAAATGTTTCACCTTTTTGTTGTGATTCAATTTTTAATACCCTATAAACTGCGTTACCAAAAGTACAACAGTTTCCTTATACATCGCCTCAAAGACCTTAATTAATTCCTTCTCCCACAAATTTAGTCCAAGTTGAGAGATTGATGCCTCAACACCAATTCTCTCTATATCTTTTGCAAAGCCTTTAAATTGAGCAAATATTGACTTTTGGATAGCATCGATATATTTTTTCTCTATATCAATTCTAAGTAGTTGTGTTTTGCGCCAATATTGCTCTCGCTGCTTCGCGTTCATCTTCAAGTCTTTTTTTATGCCACAACCTAAGCTGAGACATCATCATTGCTTCAGTTCGGCATTTCCTCTCCGATTCCGTCTTGGGATGAAGAGTCATCACCATTGACCATATCATCTCGTCCGTTGTCCATGCCGTTATTTGTTCCATCCGGTACAGTTAAGTCCATTCCTACTTGGTCAAGCCTCATAAGTCCACCATTTACATAAGCGTGTTCAAATGCCCCTTCTTTTTCAGAGTAGTTCATTGCTACACGCTTCTCATCAAAGGTCAACCAATTAGCATCACGAAGTGAGCGAGTCATCCTTTCCATGTCTTGTTGCATCTCTGGAAGTGCAGTAATATCAAAGTCAATATACAAGTCCTCACCAAACTGAGGCACAAGCCACTTGTTCAACTCATCCCTTAACTGACACAACTTTGGCACAATTGTGTTCGTAACCAAGTCTCTCATTGCGTTCTGGTAGTTGTTGTAACTTGATGTGTCTGTGTCAAACAACACAGCAGGCAATCCAAATACCCTACACCATTGATGCATTGACATCTGCATTGTTTTAACCAATTCCATGTCAACACTGCTCAATCCAAAGTTAAGATAGTCCCAAGGTGTTTGCAGTACATCAATCCTACCTTTGTTAGCAGTTCCGTTCACATCATCATTAAGTTTCCTCTTAATTAGGTTGGCCTGCTCCATTGATGGCTGCGCTGAAACCGAACCTACTACCTTTGGCGTTAGTGCGCCTTTTGCTCCACCATTATATGCCATCATCGCAGATGCATCAGCAGCAGCGTTGCTCATTCGCAGTGTCTTGTAACTTGCACGAAGTGGAGATAAGCCTCTAAGGTGTGACCTTGTGCTTGCACTAAAATCTGGATTCCATGTTTTCCATTGGCATATCCGACTTTTCTCTATGTCAATACCTTGGTCAACCATTAGTTTATATCCAAGGATGCCATATAGGTCATTTGGGTCAGGGTATATGTCAAGGAACTGTGTTGGCAATACAAACATCTCCAATACCTTGTTTCCGCTTATTCCGGTGTTTCCGTAGATGTTACCCTCACCGCTAAGGAAATGGTAACCAATTAAGTTCTCAAGGAACTGATCTTGTGCTTGAGATGGATTAGGTCTTTCCAACAGTTTAGAAAGAGGAGTGTCCATCACTACGTTCTCAGAGTAAGCGTTCTTCCTCGCAAGGATGGCTTGCTCGTATGCACCTTGTCCGGCTTGCAATCCACGAGAAAGTTGCTTGTAACGCATTAGTGATGTCCTTGCTTTCTCGCCATTGTTCAAGCGATACACATACCAAGGAATGCTTGCTGACTTTCTCGCAAGAAAGCTGACAATGGCATACACATCAGCATTGCCGAGGTAGCCATCCATCACATAAGACTCTTGATTGTATTGCTGTAAGACCGCACCGTTTATACCTTGAAAGGAAGGAGGAACATTCTGCTTTGGACTCAACCCCTTCTTTTTACCAAAAATATCAAATAGACCCATTTTTATTTATATTGCCCCCCAAGTTATCTTAGGGATTGTTAACTTACTAAAAATGCTATAACGTAAGGCATCAAGTATGTGGTCACCAAACTTTACGGGTGAATCAAGTTTATTGCCATTTCTATCGGTTTTCCACCGATAATTCTTCAATTCCTTCAGTAAATTTACACTATCTTGATGAATAAACAAGGGAGTGCCTTTTATAGTCCTAATTCCTTCAGTCACATCTTTATTTGCGTGCTTGGCATTAAATCCGTTTCTCACTAACTCCTCAATGGTCTTTGGCTCGGCTGCATCACAAAATATCTCATCGTATGGGTCAATATTAAGAAGCTTTAGCCTATCTACCAAATCATTTGTGGTCAACCTTGTTTCGTAGAGCATTTCTTGTGCATAAGCAGCACCCTCAACAAACACCACCTTAACCAATGCACTTGGCACGTTAAACCCAAAGTCTAAGCCATAAACTACTTCACCATCTTCAGGCATATGCTCAGTTGTCTTGTAGTGTGTATATATCAAATCCTGACTCAATCCGCGTTCGCCAAGGCCATAAATCTGCCAATAGTTCGGATCAGCATCCTTTAACCTCTCTAATTCGTCAACCAATTCTTTAGGAAGGAATGGGTTGTCCTTGAATGTCGTAATGTTGAAATCAGCATCATCCCTTGGTATCACTGAGTCATAAATCCAACTCGCCACATCGGATGGATTGTAATCCAACACAATTTTACCCTCAGTACGCATAATAAGCTGCATCCATGCTTCGTAGGATAGCTCATTTGCCTCATTACAGAAAAGATAGTTCCTCGCTCTTCCCCTTATCTTCTGGGGTTGGTCTGCACTGACAAATTCTATGATATTACCATTCAAAGTATATATCTGCTCAGTCTTATTGTGATTATCCTCTGAATATATATTAAGTTTTGTTAATATGTCAATGAAGTCCCTCAAAACTGAACCCTTAATGGATGGGAGTGATTGGCGGACTATCGTTAATGTCTTGCCATTCTCTTGCAACAGCTTTACAATGAACCAGATTAAGACATTATACGTTTTACCCGACCTTGATCCGCCCTGTAACACCGAAATCCTTTTGTCACTCTCGTTGAGAATCTCGTAAATCTTATTCGTTTGTAGTTTGGCGTTCATCCTAGAATCGTTTTAGTTATTAATTCGACCAAAGGTAATCGACTTTCAGGCGAAAAAAAAAATTTGGTAATGGGATTTGGGTTTGAAAAGTAATGGTTGGAACGGGGGTCATCGTATATATAAAATTTATAAAGGTTGGTTTGGGGGTTTTCAAAAATGGGATTATATATGGCCGCACCCAAAAAAAAAATCCTTTAAGTCCCCCCCATCGTGCTATGGCCTTGCCGTCAACCTTGCCAATACAAAACAAAAGTAGGTGAGTATATAACTAATATTATGTTAAGTAGAACGACAAAGCGCTGCGATTCAATTACTTATATATTATATATTATTACAATGTAATATTAGTTATAGGGTAACCTACTTTTGTTCTGTATTGGCAAGGTTGACCACAAATGATTTGGTGGATAGGCTAAAGCTTCTTAATATTGACCCGTACGATGAGATATTTTGCGATGCAGCAGAGCCAAAGACAATTGAGGAGTTGGTGAGGAACGGGTTTAATGCCAAGCACGCAAACAAAGATGTGACTGAAGGAATTAGGACTATAAAAGGCACTCCCTTGTTTATTCATCAAGATAGTGTAAATTTACTAAAGGAATTGAAGAATTATCGGTGGAAAACCGATAGAAATGGGAATAAACTTGATTCACCAGTAAAGTTTGGGGATCATGGATCAGACGCCCTAAGATATAGCATTTATAGTAAGTTAACAATCCCTAAGATAACTTGGGGAGCAATATAAAAAAAATGGGTCTATTTGATATTTTTGGTAAGAAGAAGGGGTTGAATCCAAATCAAAATGTTCCTCCTTCATTTCAAGGTGTAAATGGTGCAATCTTACAACAATACAATCAAGAGTCTTATGTAACTGATGGCTACCTTGGCAATGCTGATGTGTATGCAATT